TTAGTAGTTGTTTCGTGAAGGTCAAACACCCTACTAAGGTATTCATCCATACCAATGCTATTCTTATTTATGCGCTCCATAAGCGCAGGCAGATCCGCAGCACCGTATCTTGTGAGGTTTCCCATTGTACTTCTCCTTGTAAAGCGAGATTTGATTGTGTGGACCCCGAAGGCATCCTAGCGTCAAAGGGGGAGCGAACCCCCTGTCCTCTGACATACTTATTTAACGATAATCACTTAAACTTTAATAAGGGTTTTCCGTATTAAATTTATTCGGTTATACCCAAAGCAGCATTAAGAGATCCATTAAGTGTGCCCCGATTCTTATAATCCTTTGCAACTTTTTCCCAAGTATTTCCAACTTGCTGTCCTTTCTCATCATTCATATACTTATCAATCCAGTAAAGAATGAAAGAGACAGTCCTATCCATATTATCCCATCTAGTATCTTTGCAAATAGACGGATCTTTGAACATGCCTCCGTTGCTCCAAGTATGCGTGATGTGAGTAACACCACACCATTCTTCTCCGAAAGTATCACAGGCACCCTTTTCAATCAACTTCCACATTTTGTGGAGTTTTTGATTGTTAGGACCATAGTAATACAAAGACATTAAGCAAGCAGCAACAAAAGGTTGGCACCACTTATCTTTTTTAGTCATCAGTTCGTCGAGTGCTTGAAGACATCCTTTGATCATCCAAAATGAAAGTTCATCTCTAAGTTGTTCTTGATTTTTAATATTAGTCTGATTCCACTCTGTTGGTTTCATAAAGTGACAGGCTTTATTCATACCAGAAAGAATCTGACCTTTAGAAAGTTTTTCACTCTTAGGAGTGTAATCATAAAATCCTGTCAGAATACCAAACACTTTCTGTTGATTTTTTTCTGTTGCTTCTGCAGAATCAAATGTATCATATGACTGCTTGATTTCATCAAGATCATCATACTCATATGTGATAGCGACCAGTTTTTCTGGAAGGTAATCTGAACCTTCTTTTTCCCAATTAAGTGCTCTAGTATTTCCATCAACTCTAAACACCATACCTTTTGGGTATAGTTTTCCAGCGACAGTACAGTCTTTGGTTAAACGAACCAAATGAACTACACAGTGTTCTGACCTAACTTGTTTAAGATGCCCTCTTGCCTTAGCAAGTCTTGCTTCTGTATCTCTTTGACAAGGGACCTCTGGGAGGTTTAAAAATTCTTGCAGCGAATAATCGCAATTCACGGTAATATTACCCGTGAAATCTTTAGTTTCAATCATGTTTTTCTATATCAAAATCAACAAACTATTCACTAACCCTAGAGAAAGTGCCGCGCAAGACGGGGCGTTTGTTGCTTTACTCAAAAAATATAGCATAAAAAAAGACCCCCGTCAAGGGGGTCTGCGGGTTTCCGACTTTTGAAGCGACCGCACGAAAGATCGCAGTTTTATTTATTCTTTTTTGCGATGCGAGGAAGATTTAAATCAATCTTAATCCTCCCAATTGCCTAATACCGTCATTCTCATGAGTTCTTCATGAACTTTAACAGAATCAACATTATTCCATTCTTCATATTTAAAAATGTCTTTAGGAATACTTCCTTTTTCCATAGTGCAATCCAATAAATCAAGCAAAAAACTAACTTCGCTGGGATTCAAATTTGATTTAATTGTTTTCATAGTGTAAGTTCAATTGACTACTCTTATATTATAAAGGACACCACGGTCAGATTCGACCAGAAGTGTCCTGTTTATAATCTGTGGTTTTCTCTACGGTTTCTCTACGGTTTCTCTTCTACTTTTTTCTTTTTAGCACCAATGTTATACTTGGTCTCAAGAATCCAATCTTGCTTATCCTTATATGCAAGAACTTTGATTTGATTCAAGGGAGCAATATCTTGAATTTGAGTCACATTAACAAGGCTAATAAGACCCCAATCAGCAAGCAATTGAGCAATACGGTTACGCCGCTGGACGTCATTTTGAGTGAGATTTGCATGTTTACCGTCCAGTGCAAATAATTCTTTAAAATGAACTAAGAAATATCTACCCTGCTTATGCAGAATATGGCATGACTGATAAATCTTTTTTTCTTTTCTTGATGCTACGCCAATACGAGTCAAAGTTTCACGCACTTTCAAAAAGTCATCAGGTTCATTAAGAACCACTTCTACCATTTGATCAGGCGACCACTTCACTTCAGGTTCTTGTACAACACTCATGCTTTTCCTCCAGTTTCAAATTTCGATTTAATGAATGCAAGTTGTTCTTTAGTGAGAATCCTCAAAGCTTGCTTTGCCTTTTCATTACTATAACCATAGTATTTTTTGACATAATCAAGATCTTTGATTTTATCTTGTCGGAGCCAGGGAGAGAACCTCTTCTTTTTCCTCACAATATTTATAAGGAAGTCGTATTGTAACTTTTTAGGAAGAAAGTTATACTTATTCATCTCATTGGCAAACATCACTGTATCGAGATGACCAGAGAAACAACGATTAATAATATAAGGAGGATATTCTTTTTCAATAGAAGGATCTTCATCAATCAAATGCTTCTTTGTTTGATTGATTGAGTTAAGCCAATCTTTAAGTTCCATCAGTCAGTTAATCCCTCTTCTTTCAACTTTTTATAGTTGTAACACCCATCAAAACTAAGTTTGATCTTCGGACCTACATCATAATTAAAAAGAACAAGTTCTTTTCGTTCTTTCTGCTCTCGCATATATTCACCAACGGAACGCATTGTATAAGTTAAATCAAACTCACCTGCTTCCCATCCATCAAATCTTTCTTTAACCAAATTAGAGGAATTATAAGATATGAGTTGAGGACCAACATATCGATCACAATCAGCAGCAAAATCATCATGGTTGAAAGTATTATGCATACTTCCTTTTTTACCATAGAGATTGTCTTTAATATCGTATGGTGGATCTAAGTATGTGAATACATCTTTACGATCAGTAAGAAGACTTTCATATGACCAGTTGGTGATCTTCCAGTTTTGAATTATTTCGGAATATCCAGGGAGTTTTTCAATTCCTCGCATTGAGAAGTTGGAGACACTTGCTTGTCTGCTAAAAGATGAGGATTCAGTGAGACCACTAAAACTGCACTTGTTAACAATATAAAAAGCAACTGCACGAGATAAATCCGATTCAGTATAGTCATTTACAGTCTCCTTTGATGCAAGAAATAATGATCTTGCAGAATCTTCGTTTGAGTTTTTAGATTTTGCATCCTGGAGTTCTCTATAAAGAGCATCTCCTTGATCCTGCAGAACCCTCCAAAAGTTATATAGAGGTTCATATAAGTCATTTACCCAAACATCAAGGTGAGGGTACTTCTTAGTAATATGAATAGCGACACTGCCACCACCAAGGAATGGTTCTCGATATTCTTTATAATCACGGAGATCTGGAATATATGTATCCAGTTTTACACAGGCACGGGATTTACCCCCTGGATACCTGAGGGGAGTTTTCAGAGATTTCATAATCAATAATAAATTTTTCTTTCAAGTGCCAGTGAATATCATCATGCACTTGTTGCATTGCGTTGTGTTTGATTGCCCAGAAGTCATCATCATCGTTAATGATGATATTGACTTGAGTTTTCACATCAACTCTCAGGCACTTCATAATCAGATTCATTGTACTTCAAAAATTCCCAAAAGGTCAACTTCATTTCCTTATGGGTCATACCACAGTGTTTTGCTGCAGCAGGTAGAGTCATTTTAGCACGAAACAATGCTTCGTTTGCTTCCTGAACATTTTGAGGAGTAGTTTTTGCCCTCACCTCTACCATCTTACTTCTATCTATCTTTAGTAGTCCCATCAATAAACACGTTGAGAATTACTACCTGCAAATTCAATCATATCCAAGATACGAATAAGAGAAGATGCATACATCCTATATCCAGTTCCAACGTATAGTTGTCCGAGTAGAACAGATACTGTTGCAGTTCCCCAGAAAATATAGTAGAACTTAGATTTTACTTGATGACGTTGCTTTTTCATAATTAGAGTACCAATTTTTTGCTGTCTGGTGTAATTAGTTTACTACCAAACATTTGATTGTATTTTTTACAGACATCTTCCTGAACTTCTACAATATACACAATGTGATTACGTG